GTCCCCAAAGCAAGCACCATTTTGGTATCCTGCTCGACCAAGCCGTCTGTCTGATTGACGAGCTGAAGATAGAGCGCTTGGATATCGGCATAGACCTCATTCGCGGTCGCAACGATTTGGCCGTTGTTTACCCACTTGACACCGCCATAGGCTTTGGTCGCGGGCGTGATCGCGGCGGAAAGGCCGGGATCATTCAAAATACCATAGTTCTGCAAGCCCTGGACGCCGTAGAAGTAGGTCGTGTTCATGAACCGGCTGAGCACCTGAATTGCCGAGCCATCGACTTCGCCAACCCAATTGATCCGGCCAAGGCCAGCGCGCTCGATCTCGCGTTCCCCATATTCGGGAATCGTCTGGAAGAGATAGGACTGACGTTGGGGCCAGTTGGTATTGGCGCCGGCGCGCCCATTTTCGTTGAAGTCGCCATAGCTGGAGACTTCACCGGTTGCTTCGACGATCGGGAACATCGCAGTCTCGTCGATCCACGTTCCCTTGCGGGCTTCGCCGAAGATGACGGCGCCGCGCAAGGGCGCGAAGAGCACGCGATAAACAGCCGGGTCGATCATGGTCGTCAACATGGCCGGGACGGCCGAGTTTGGATCGGTCGACAAGGACGGCAGCGCATCCATGGCAAGACGGTAATCCGTCTTGTATTCATCGAGGGCATAGCTCTTTACGTCGGGCAGAAAGATCCCCGCGCTTTCGAACGTCGCCTTATGCGCCTGCCATGCGGCGGCTGCTTCCGCGTGTGATTGAAAATTCATGTCATTCTCCTAAGCCGCCGTTGCCTTCGCATGCGGTCGATTCTGATGGATGGGATTGATTCCTGGATTTAACCGAGAGGCGTCGAACTCATTTTGACGACTTCGCCCGGAAGGCCGCTTGATCGCGCATACCATTTCGTCTCGACATTCGAGGCGAGAACGATGGTGCCGGACGTGACGGTTGCGCCGCCGGTCGAAACGATATATTTGCCGGTCGCGGGCGTATTGAGGACCGTGACCCCGGCACCGACAACGGTTCCGGTTGGCGTTCCCGCCGCGGACTGCACGGTAGACCCGAGAACGATAGTTCCCGTCACCGAACCGCCCGTCGTATCCAGAACATAGGGGGTTGCCGTCAACGAAGCCGATGCAACCGTTTGTTCCGCGATGCTGACCGCATAGGTGCCTGCACCACCTGTCGTCCCCGAAAGTTGCGAAACGATGGTGGTACCGGACGCAACGGTGCCCCCCGAAAGAACAGCGCCGGGATAGATCGTATTGGTGACCGCACCCGAAGTCGTCAGCACATTCCCGGCGATTGAGCCGGAGAAGGTCGCGGCGGTTCCGGCGGCAATGGTTGATGCCGTCGCGCTTGCCGTCGTCGGAGCGCCCGTGGCCGCAAACGTCACTTGGCCAGTCGTGAAATTGGCATAAGCTTTTTGACCGGGAATGGCCTGAGTCGCGCCATTGTTCAAGACCCAGAAATCGCCGCTATCAAATAGCGTGACGGGAAAACCGGGAGGAACCACCATCGTTGTGTCTTGCAAATAGAAGGTGATGAGACCTTGCTGTTCGCGATGCACGAATCCGGCAACCAGACCGCTACCATAATTGTTGACGATTTCGGGCGAGCCATCCGTATCGAGATAATTGGCAAGAGTCCACGCGAAAAGGCCAACGGAAACACCGCTCGGTCCCGCCACGAGACCGCCGGGACCGGCAAGAACGGTGAACCGGTTCGTGTTCGCCGATGCAAAATCACCGGCGATTCCCGGCACGGGTTGATAATAGACCTGGGACTGCCCAAGGCCGCCATTCAATCCAGACATTGTTGATTTCCTTGTTCAGTGCCGGGTTGGCCGGCGCGTTGATGTATCCGGCCGATGATTAAAGGATCTGGACCGGGCGGGCGTTGGGGAACATTTCAGCGAAGGACTTGGCACCCGCCGAATCCTGAGCAATCTTGACCGGCCGGGGATTGGCGCCGGGGACCGGAAGAGCTTCGAGAATGGCACGGAAAGCCGAGGGATGAACGCCATCGACTTTGCGGCCAAGAACGGTTAGGGCCGTGCGATACACATCATCGGCGCTATCATGAGCCATCGCGAGTTTGCCGACATAGGGACGAACGGCGTCCTCGGCTTCACGGATTTCGCGTTGTGACTTCATCGCGGCGTCGTGGGCCGTCTTGGCGATCGCGGGAGCGGCGCGTTTGACCGCATCGGCAATCGCGGCGTCCATCGCGCCCTTAGTGACCATATCTTTCATTTCGGCATCCTTCGCGGTTTTGGCTTTCTCCGCATCGTCCTTTTCCTTGGCCTCGCGGGCTTTCTTTTCTTCCTCGGATTCGTCCATGGCCTCCTGGTCGTCCCACATCTCGTCGCAGGCCTTCATGTCTTCGGCGCTGAGCTTGTCCTTGAGGAATTCCTTGATCTTGGACTTGGGATCTTCGTCCTTGGCACCCTTATCTTCCTTCTTGCCGCCAACGGCGGGGAGACCGCTGTTAGCTTCGAGTTCCGCATCCTCGACGGGGTTTTCTTTGTCGAGGGAATCCAGGAAATCGTGCATGTCGTCGAGCTTCGCGTCCTTGGCCAGCTTCCCCGTGGTCAAGCGGCGAATATCGGCAACAAGCGTCGGCTTGATCGCGAGATAGTTTGCCGTGGTGACCTTTGCCACGACGGGCGTCAGATCAATTCGCGCATCGGCCGCTAATTTCGGGCGAAGATATGCGGACAAAACACCCTGAGTCAGGGCGGCCTTGCGGCTCAATACAACTTTTGACATATTCAGGTTCTCCATGCTGTCGCCGACGACGGCGCCTTTTACCCGCCCCTCGACGACGAGAGCGACGTGATTGAATTCGATGTCCGTCATGACGCCATCGTATGGTACGCCCTCAAACGTTCCTGGCGTCATCACCGGCACATAGTGGTAGCCGCAGGACAGGTCACTCTGTGACTTGTCGTCGACGACCTTGATCGCCTCGCCGGGCCAGACAACGAGTTCGGCCCGGATCTCATCGTCCGCGAAAACCGGGTTGATGATGGCGCCCGCGACGATCTCAGAGGGATGATCGTTGGCATCGACGGGCTTGTGAATGAGCAGGAGCGGCTTGCCCTGGAGACTCGGAGTCCCTGCCTTTAGAGCTTTCGGATCACGGAACAGATGATAGACACGCTGCGGATCGAGGCCGAGAACTTCGCAATTTGGAATCTCAGAGCCCTTATAGGGATCGACCGTCGCGCGGGTCATTACGCTTTCATTGACGTGAAGGTGGCCGTCGCGATCGACACGGCGGTTTTCCGGCGCGCGGTCAAGCGCGATGGCATCACGGGCTTGCACCTTATGTTCTGATTCTCGCTCTTCCTCGCGCGTCCATTTCGCAAAACCTTCGCGCAACCCCGTCCAATCCTCTGGCGTCATGTCTTCGGCCAACGCAAGGCGATCTTTCAACGTCGCGGTGACGCCGGGGTGCATCGGCTGCGGCAGTCTGTCGAGAGGTGCCCACGCATATCCTGAGTGCTCTTCGTTCAGCTTCGGAACGAACTTCTCATCAACCGGCTGCGTAAATGTGTGGAAGGCCATCCCAGTTGGGGTCACGCGGCTGTCGAGAAGTCTACGTTTGCCTTCCGGGCATTCGCCCATTTCTTCTTTGGCTTCGCGCGCCGCCGTCTGTTCATGCGTCTCGCCGTCTTCACTGCCGCCGCCAGGCAACGCCCAATGACCGGCAAAATTCGCTTCCGCCGACGACCGCCGCAAAACCAGGACATCGCCGTCAGGTGCCACGAACAAGATTCCGGCCGCATGGCCCTTGGCATCTTTACCGACGAATTCTTCACCAACCTTGCGCGGGATTCCGAGAGTGGAATGACCATTAGCCGCAGCCCACATAGCTTTACGTTGAGCTTCTGATACTGGCGGCATCGGTTCGTTTCGCCTTTATTTCGGACGGTATTTGAACATCGCGTATTCAATCGCGCGGATCTTGGCGCGCGGGCCGTGGAACTCGGCTTTCTCGTGATCACCCGTTTCGCTTAGGCCTTTGACAGCCCAGGCGTCATTGCTGTGCTTGATCTCTTCAATGACGACACGAAGATCCCGGCAAATCGTTTTGATGATGTGATTTTGCACAGACGTTTTCCGCGATTGTATAGCCAAGAGAGGAGGTTTTCACGAGAATCCCTTTACGACCAACCCAGCTACACAGCGACAATTTTGTGTTATGCAGGAGTTTGCGCTATAATACCCAGAGAACGTTTCGAGGTTGAACACATGACCATAATAACTAACGCTGCGCTTATCGACCACGCTATCCAGCTTCTTAACGAAGGATTCACACTCAAAGACGCTGCCATAAAGGTTGGCGTCTGTGCTGACGTTTTGTCTAAGCACATCCGCGCTAGGGGATGCGCCATTCCAAAGCACAGAAGCCCGCCCGGCAATACCAAAAACCTCCCTGACGATCTCGTTATCGCCGATTACAAGTCCGGTATGAGCGAGCTTGAGACTGCTCGAAAATATGGCGTGGACCGAGGCGTTATCCGTCGCCGCCTTTTGAAGGGCGGTGTTCATATCCGCAATCAATCCGAGGCCAACATCATCAGTGCATCCAGATCGACCTTTGAGCAACGACAACAACGAGCCCAATCCGCCAACAATGCCGTTAGGGGCGCCAAACAACCGCGCGAAGGCAGAATTAAGAGAGCGCTCAATCTTGAAAGCGCGCCATATTGCAAGATGATTGGATTCGGCGAACAGGAATTCAAGGAATTCCTTACACGCCAGTGCGTTGATTTCACGTGGCAGAAAGCCGTCGATATCTATAACGTCGATTTCGCCATAGGCAATGTCGCCGTGGAACCAACCTCGACCATTGGCAATATCTGGGCGGCAGTAAAACGAGGTCGCGTCGAATATCTCCGCGATAGAGGTATTATTTCCCTCTACGTATGGATCAATGACGTGTTTGATTTCACTGGAAACTTTGAATATGTCCTCGCCGAGGCGAACCGCTTGAATAGGAACCCATCCCCTCTTGGTGAGTATTGGGTGATTAGGAGTCGCTTCGATCGTTTTTCCAGAGGCCGTAATGATCTGGGTCAAATCACCTGCGTACCTATGACGCCAAAGCTTTTTACATCCTGCCGCAAAGGTTATTATTGAATTCCCAGGCAAACAATTTATTAATTCTCCGGGATGAATGAACTTTTTCACCGCTGGATCATACCAACCTTGGCTAATTTTATATCTCTGCTTATCGCGCCCGGCTTGAACGTGGGTCGGGCGCTGTGTTTTCCCGCCGCCAGAATGAATCCATACTGCCTCGGCTTCGCCACCGCCAATTTCGAGATATCTCGCCCTCGTGAGAGCCGCCGTAGCTTTGTTGTTCTGATCGCGGCTTATCAGAGCTGCCCGGCGCCGCGTGACGCCAAACTGCTCCTGAAGGTCTTTCGCCAACTGCCCGAGATCGCGTCCAGTTGTCACTGACCGCATGACGTAGCCTTCGACCTGCGTCAGATATTGCTCCGGGATCGATTTAATCAGAGCAACATTCTCGCCAATCGTGGCTTGCAATATATCGTTTTGAGCCCGCGTCATGTGGAACTCGACGCTAAACCCGCCACGCTTCAGGATCGAGCGCAGGGCCGCGTCAGACCGATCAGAGACCGCCGTGGCGAAATAATCGGCCAGTTCCTTCGACGCCGTATCGAACCGCGCCAGCCATCGCTTTCTGAGCCCACGAATAGTGCGAAGAATTTCGGCCGCCGGGCTCGCGTCCTGGGCAATCTCTGGCTCATTCGCCCGGTACGCCGCTTTGACGAAATAGGAGACAGACGCCGCCATTTCATCAATCGGCTTTTCGAGCTTCCGCTGATAGGCGATCTCAATCCCAACGTTCGGCCGGACCGGTGCGAGCGTCTTCTCGTTAGCCGGGCGCCTTTTCCTCGATGTAGAAGGCGCCATAACCCAGACAACTCCGGTGCTCTTTAATCATGGCCTCGCACGGCCCGACGACGCCGTAACCGCAGCCGGGCGTCATTTCGACCGCGAAAGGCCCCGCACCGGGCGGGGCCTAACGTTGGAAA